GCTGACGACCCCGCCGCGGCTGATGAGCCGATGTGGGTTCTCTACGTCTCGCCGCGCCAGTGGTCGAGCCTCTTGACCGAGACCTCGGGCATCCGCACCTTCCAGCAGAACGCATGGAACCGCGCTTCCTACGGCTCCAAGCATCCGCTGTTCAAGGGCGAAGTCGGCATGTGGAACGGCATCCTCGTCAAGAAGATGAACCGTGCCATCCGCTTCACTGGTGGTGACGCCTATCGCTACGTTGCCTCTGGCGACTCCGCGACCGGCAACGAGACCGCCGGCACGGTGGATTCGGACGTGACGGCCGGCACCTACGCCCTCGACCGTGCGCTGCTCTGTGGCGCGCAGGCTCTTGCCAACGTGTATGGCAAGAACAAGTCGAGCGACTACTACTTCAACTGGATGGAGCGGAAGTACAACTTCGACCGCGCCACCGAAGTCGCGGGCGAGATGATGGGCGGCATGGCGAAGGTGCGCTTCACCTACAACGAGAGCGGCGCCGACATCGCCACCGATCACGGTGTGCTGGTTCTCGACACCGTTGTCAAGCTCTAATCTCAGGAGGACTGAAACATGGCAACCTACTCCGCAACCGACCTGACGTCGAAGAACGTCAACACCCCGCACCGTGGCAACGCGGTGACCTACTACGGTTCCGTGACCAACGGCACGAACGTCGCCACCGCAGACAAGCTGCGGATGTGCGTCGTCCCGGCCGGCGTCGTGGTGACCGATGTGGTCGTCCGCAATGCCTCGCTCGGCACCACCGTTCCCGCGACGATCCAGCTCGAGCCGCTCGATGGCTCGTCGGCGACTTCGTTCACGGCGACCGATGACGTGACCCTGCAGACCGCCTCCAAGGGCTCGGTCTTCGGCGGCTCGTCTGGCGCTGTTCGCACCACCAAGGATTCCTACCTGACCCTTCTGGTCGGCACGGTTTCCGCGGGTGGTCAAGGCGCTGTCTCCGTCGTGGTTCACGGCGAAGGCGTCGGCGCTGCCTAACTAGGCGGCTGAACAGAGGGTTCCGGGTTCGCTCGGAGCCCTCGATTCAGCCACTTGGAGGGTCGTATGGCCGTCGCGATTCGATACACCGGCACCGTCTCCGGCTTTGCCGATCCGCTCTCTGGTTTGACTTGGGAGCCCCGTCAGGTTCAGCCCGTTGATGAAGGGGTGGCGCTCACCCTCCTCGAGCATTTCGAGTTCGAGGATGCCCGCCATCACAAGCAGCGGCACAAGCCGATCCAAGGGATTCCGGTTCCTCTTCCCGTCATCGAACAGGTGACCGAGAAGAAGGAGCGCGTCGAGGGGATCAAGCGCGTCTATGAAGAGGACGACAACGCCCCTCCTCTTGTGCATCTCGATGCCATGACGAAGGAGTCGATCACGATGTACGTGCATCGCAACTTCGGCGTTGAACTGCCCGAGAAGATGAGCAAGGCCGAGATGATCGACAAGGCCCGCAACTTCATGGGCGGCGCTCCGAGGCACTACTGATGGAAAAATACTCAGACACCGTTTTCAGCCTGTATGGGAACGCTATTCCTGATGCGAGCGTATCCGTCTATCTTGCCGGCACATCGAGCCTCGCGACGATCTACTCGGACGACGGCATCACGCAAGCCAGCAACCCGCTGACCACAGACCAGTATGGCGGATTCTCATTCTTCGCTGCCGATGGTGACTATGACATCGAGGTTGTTTCTGGGTCTGTCTCGACAACCAAGGAATTGGTGAGCCTTGGCTCTGGCTCTGGTTTGCCGTCTCATTTGGCATCCGCAGACCCGCACACCGTTCACGCAATCGCATCCCCCGTCTCTGCCGCCGCAACGAAGGTCGGAACTGCGGTCACCGTCGCCCTCGACGGCGGGCGCACTGAACGCTTCACGGTCACGAACGACGCCTCCGGTATCGTCATCAGCGTCACTGGAGCGCCGGCCAACAAGTTGGCGAGCTTCGTCCTCGACATTACGAACGGCGGCGCTGGAACGGTGGCCTACCCGGCCGGGACGAACTTCACCGGAGGCGCGGCCCCGGCGCTCACCGTCGCGGGCAAGGATCGCCTCGTATTCTTGTGGGACGGCTCCGTCTGGTCCGTATCCGCGATGCTGGATGTGAGAGCGCCGTGAGTAATTTCACCAAGCACGCCCTAATGGCGGCTTCCGCGACCGTGGCGCCGGCTTATACCTACGCCACTTGGAACCCGGACGACAAGGATGCCGCCTACACGCTGTCGAATGGCGACAAGACGATCACGCGAACGGCCAGTGGCAACCAAAACCGATCGGCGCGGGCAACGATGCCGAAAAGCGCCGGCAAGTGGTACGTCGAACTTACGTCTAGCGCCGTGGTTGGTGACGGTCAGGTGGGCCTCGCCACCCCATCCGCCAACGTCCTCGGTACATATCCCGGCGATCCTGTCGGCTCTATGCTTTTCTACAATTATTCGCCGTACAGGTCGTTTGCTACGCCGTTTGTAGACACCGGGACTCCACTTAATACGGGGCTTGATGTCGCTGCTGGCGGCATTCTGATGTTTGCGGTTGACCTCGACGCCGGTAAATGCTGGATCGGAAAAGACGGGATTTGGAACGGCAACCCGGAGGCCGGAACAAGCCCCGCAGCCACTTGGACGCCCAATCTTGAACTATGCCTAGCTACACGGCTTTATGCTCAGAGCGTAACGCAGACTTGGAACTTTGGGCAAAACGCTTTCAGTTACACGCCGCCGAGCGGTTTCAATGAGGGGTGGTACGAATGACCCAATTCACCAAAGACGGACAGGTGAAGACCCTGCGCGAACTCAAGATCATCTACCCACTGAGCTTCGGCCCGAACACGCCGGCTGAATTGGGATGGTCAGTCTATGTTCCTCCCGCTGTTCCGCCGACGCCGGAGCAGATTCGAGCGCAACGGAAGATGGAGCGCACGCTCGCTGTTGCAGCGATCACGGTGACCGTGACTAGCGGCAAGGTATTCGACGGCGACGAGGACTCGACATCGCGCATGATCAAAGCTCTCAAGGTGGCCGACCTGACCGGCGCGACAGAGACGACTTGGACCCTCGCTGACAACTCGATTGCCACCGTCACGAAGGTCGAGCTTCAAGAAGCCCTTACTTTGGCAATGCTCGAACAAGCGGCTCTGTGGCCGATCACGGTGGAGTAAGCCATGCCGATCGTCATCCCGAACGCAACGCCCGCTCCAAAGCCTCTGACTGAGATTTACAACCACGTCAAGGCTATTGCGGAGGCTTGCCCGGAGATCATCATCACCCAGCAGGCGCAGCACACGATCGTTGATTTCTGCGAGCGGTCCCTCTGCCTGAAGAAAGAGGAGGTCGTCAATCTCTACTCTGGCGTGTCTGAATACACGGTGGATGCCGGCGTCGGCTTTCAGGTGGTGAAGGTGGTCGATCTCTACGTCAATGAGAAGAAGATCGATCCGACTTCGGTCGAGGATCTCGACCAAAACATCACCGACTGGCGGACGAAGACCGGGACGGCCATTGGCTACATCCACAACTCGCATGAAGACATCCGCATTATCTACATCCCCGATCAGACAATCGTTGATGGACTGAGGTTTCGATTCGCGTATCGCCCGGATTATTCGGCCACTGAGTTTCCGGACATGATCTTCGAGCGGTGGTTCGAGGGGATTCTTGCGGGCGTCAAATCACGCATTCTCGCGATCACCAACAAGCCGTGGAGCGATCCTGCTGGAGCAGATTTTTACCGCGGCGTTTTCGAGAACGCCATCGGCGCCGCCTCTGCGATGGGCGCAAAACAATTCGGCGTCGCGAAGCTCCGCGTCACGCCCTGTCCTTGAGGTGACGCATGACCACGACTGTTGCAACCTTCCTCACCGACGCCAGAAACGTCCTTCAGGACAACAGGGCCACGAAGCGGTGGTCTGACGATGAGCTGATCGCTTGGGCGAACCTCGGGATGCGCGAGATGGTCGCGATCAAGCCGGAGGTCAATACCAAGGTTTCGGCGGTTCGTCTCTCTGTCGGAACTCGACAGCTACTCCCCGCTGATGGGGTCCAGTTCTTCCGTGTCCTTCGGAACATGGGCACCAACGGCACGACGGTCGGACCTGTGGTCCGCGGGGTTGATTACGACGCCCTCGATACCCAATCATCGACATGGCACAGCATGACGCCCGTGGAAGCGATCTCGGAGTACGCATTCCGCCCCAGCGACCCGACGCGCTACTACGTCTATCCGCCCTCGGATGGGAATGGCTACGTCGACATCGAGTACGGCGCGCTGCCGGCGGACTGCGTCCTTGGTGGAAATCTCACGATCCTCGACGTCTGGGTGCCGACGCTCCTGAACTACGTCCTCTACCGGGCCTACTCGAAGGACGCTGAATTCGCTGCGAACGCCAACCTCGCGGCGTCCTACTACTCGACCTTCGGCATGGCGCTCGGACACAAGGCGCAGGCCGAAGCTACACGCAACCAACAGCAGGCCGTCTGATGGCGCTGATCAACCTCTCCAACTTCAAGGGCGAGATCCCTCGCCTGTCGAAGCGCCAGCTCCCGGACAACTTCGGGCAGTTGGCGGTCAATACGCTCTTGACGTCTGGAGACCTTGAGCCTTGGTACTACCCCAAGTCGGTCGATGCCGTCCTGTGCAACAGCCCCAAGACGGTCTATCGGATGTACAACGACTCCGGGGATTACTGGCTTTCGTGGCCGCAGCACGTTGATGTCGTCAAGACCCCGGTCGCTGGAGATGAGACGTTCAGAATCTTCTTCTCTTCAGGTGACTTCGAGCCGAGGACGACCAACCTCGCGACGGCCACCACTGCGCCACCGTACCCGGCGGCGTTCTACGTTCTGGGCGTCACTCCCCCGATCACGGCGCCTTCCGTATCGCCCTCTGGTGGTGCTTCTGCGATCAACGAGACGCGGGTCTATACCTACACCTTCGTGACCCCTTGGGGTGAAGAGAGCGAGCCTTCCCCGGGCAGCACGCCGGCCACCGGAAAGTCGGATGCGACGTGGGCGATCACTGGGATGGATACGGCCCCGCCGAACTCGGGGAGCATCACCTCGATCTCATGGTCGGGCGGTTACTACTCGCTGACGCTCAACTCGACCTTCGGCCTGCGCGCCAAGGAAGAGCTTTCCATTTCCGTGACTGGGCTCGGCACGGCGAGCTTCCGCATCGTCGATGTGGTCGGGAACGTCGTTCGAATCTCTTCTGAGGTGATCACCGGGCTCGCCGCAACCGGGACGTGGGCGCGAGTCGCGCCGCACAACACGACCAACATGACGAAGCGTCTCTACCGGCTGGTTTCCAGCGGTGCGGACGTGAATTACTACCTGATCCAAGAGGTCGCCGTCGCGACGACGAGCTTCAACGACACGGCCGCCGTTCCGATCCAAGAGCCGATTCCTTCGCTGACGTGGAGCATGCCCCCGGCGGATCTGAACGGGCTGTGCCTGCACCCATCCGGCGCGCTGATCGGCTTCTCTGGCAACGAGGTCTTTGCGTCGGAGCCGTTCCGTGGCTTCGCCTTCCCTGACGATTACCGCCTGACCGTCGACTACGAGATCGTCGGCTTGGGTGTGTTCGGGACCACGATCGTCGTCTGCACCAAGGGTCAGCCCTACATCATCACCGGTAACGATCCGTCCGTCTTCACGATGCAGAAGCTGGACTACCACTGGCCCTGCGTCGCCAAGCAAGGCATTTCCAACGTCGGGGTGGGGGTCATGTACCCGACGCCCAGCGGTGTGGCCCTGATCGCTCCCAGCGGCTCCCAGCTGGTCACGCAGGCCATCTACACCCAGCGCGAGTTCTCGCGCCTGAATCCATCGTCGTTCATTGCTGCTGCATTCGATGGCGGGTACTACGCGATCTATCGAACCGGCGCCACCACCGGTGGGCTTCTGACCATCGTGGTTAATCCGGACTTGGTCGTCTCTCGATCGACGTGGGTTGCAGATTCGGTCTATACCGACCCGGTCAGCACGATGCTCTACGTCATCACTGGCCAGACTCTGGCGCAGTGGGGCTCCGACGTGACCCAGAGGCTCCCCTTCGATTGGTGGAGCAAGGACTTCCTGCTGCCGCGTCTGGCGAACTATTCCTCTGCCAAGGTGGATGCGCAGTTCTTCGTTTCTTCAGACGAAGAGGAAGCCTACGTCGCCGCTCGCGAAGCACTGATTGCCGCGAACCAAGCCTACATCGACAACTTGTCGGCGGATGGCGACATCAACTCCTCACCGATGAATTTTGGACCACTGAACGGATCGCGAATAAGCCCGGTTGCTGATGCACTGGCGCCCA